GGCTTTTGCAGTCCTGGGCGGTCAGGTTTGGCACGGTAATGCGCGGCAGAATGACGGTCAGCGCGTCAACGTCGGCATTCGCCAGCGCCGCCAGGCCAATCCCGCGCAGGTGTCCCGCGTTCGGTTTGATGATTTCGACCTGGTCGATCAGCGTGTCGCCACGCTTGATTGGTTCTTCCAGGATAACGATGTTTTCAGTCTGTTCTGACATTGCGGTGTCTCTTATTCAAAAGGTGAGGTTTTGCGCCGGTGTCCGGCGCGGGTTACGGGTTACAGGCCGATGTTTTTGCGGTGCTGTGCCACGCGGTCAACGCCGCCGACGATTTCCACCATGTTCACGGTATCGACTTCGATCATGTCTTTGCCGTCAATCACCAGCTTGAAATAGGTGCATTGGGTAGTGATTTTGGTTTCGGTGTCTTCGCCCTGTTTGTACTCGCCGAAATCCATCTCCTTATGACGTCCGCGCATCGTGACTTCCACGGCGGAGGTGTCACCGGTGTCGTCGCGCTGGAAGGAACCGGCAAAGCGCAGCGGCACGGCATCCACCGCGCCCCACTGCTGCAACACCAGTTCATCCAGCCCGCCCACCGTCCACTCAAAGCTCAGCGCGTCGTCGTCCAGACCAAAATCAATGGCGGCGGAACCGGTCATGCCGCCGCCGCGATAGTTCTCCAGCTTGCGGGTCAGTTTCGGCAGCGTCAGCGCGCTGACCATGCCGAGGTAGCTGTTCCCGTCGTTAAACAGGTTCAGGTATTTCAGTTTCTTAGGCAGTGCCATGTTTTAGCGCCTCTTAGCTGTTAACGGAGGTGGCGAACGTCGCCAGGTACTGATCGGTGATGCGCTGACGCAGGGTTAAATCTTCCAGCGGTGGCACCGGCGTGTAGTCGTAATCAATAAACAGCTTGCCCGCTTTCAGTGTTTCAACGGTGTTCGCTTCCGCGTCATACCAGCAGGTGCCGTCAATGATCAGACCGGCGGTTTTCATCTCACGCAGCTTGGCGTTAATGCCCGCAATCATGTCCTTGATAAGCGTCGGGGTCATTGGCCGGTCCATCGCCCACAGGTGCGCTTCCGCCATCGTGTCCGCCAGCACCTGCGCGGTACGGGTGTAGTTCTCAAACAAAAATAGCGGGTCATCTGAGCAGGTGCGCTGCCCCCAGAACTTAAAGCCGTCCTTGCGGATAAGGGTGGTGACGCACGCCTGGTTCAGCAGGTCGGCATCGGTGCCGGGGGTCTGCAAATCCCAGTACACGGAGGCAGACAGGCCGGTGACGCCGTTAACTCCGACGTTAGAAAGCGTTTTATGCCAGCCTGTTTCTGTGTCAATTTTGGCACGCAGGCCGAGCGCGTAAGCGGTGGCGGGGGCGATGTCGCTGGCGTTGGTGGTGGTGTTCCAGGACACGAAGTCAGGCCAGATCACCATCAGCTCACGCTGGCTGAAATTCTCACGGTACTTGATGGCATCCGATACGGTTTTACAGCCGTATGCGCTGACATAGCCAAAGGCGCGGAGCTGCTGACAGACGGCGGCGAGTGCGGTCGCCACCTCCTGGTTATCCAGACCCGGCACGCCGAGAATGCGCGGCTTTACGCCGAGTTCAGTTTGCGCAGACAGCAGGGCTTTCATACCGGTATACATGCCGGTGTCGTCCGACCCGCCGATGATGTTGGAGGTGGTTTCCGCTTCGGTTTCACCTTCTGCGACGCGCACAACGACGACCACCGGCTTAGCCTGGTTGGCAATTGCCATCAGGGAGGCGCGCAGCGTGCCGGTTTTACCGGCCTTGCCGGCGGCGGTCAGCACGTTAGTAATGAGCACCGGCGTATCGAGGGGGAACGCGTCGGCGTCCGCATCCTCTGCGGTGCAGACCATCCCGATGATGGCGGTGGAAACGGTGGAGATAACGCGGGTGCCGTCATTGATTTCAACAACGCGCACACCGTGATGATAATCAGCCATGGTGTTTTTCCTGTGATTGGGGTGAGGTCAATCATCGCGTGTTGGGAACAATCAGGCACGGCGGGCGCGGTGTGTGGGGAATAGCACAACGTGGGAACGCCAGAGACAAAAAAGCCCCTTTCGGGGCAGTGGGTGTTCTGAGGAAGGTCGTGGGGTCAGGCGCTGTCGAGTCCCAACTTTTCAGCCAGCCGGTGAAGGGCGCTGACGGTCATCACGTCCTCGGCCGCCAGTGAAAAGGCTGACCAGTTGGCCGCCAAAAATCCTGCGATAATCTCCGCTTCCTCTTTATTTAATTCCATTTCATCCTCCTGAATAGTCTGGGGATATCCTTGGACATCGGCGGGACATGTTCAAATAGTTACTACAGATCAATTATCCGTCATTGATCGTTTTCAGCGATCAATTTATTCAGGTACAGCAGGCCAGTCGATATCCGGCGCAGCGGATAAATCCAGGCGGTTCAGCGCCACGCGGAATGTCTTCCAGGCTTTCAGACGCTCCCGTTCTGCGTCAGTCACGTCATCGATATCAACCGCATCCTGCAAAGGCGCAATGGCGGCGGTGGCCTGACTGAGCAGTGCGTTTTTGCGCTGCTCCGCCACCTCAGCAGCGGGCTGCACGAACGGAATAAACTGGCCGTCCTGATAGCGGTATGCCAGCGTGCTGATATCCTCCGGCAACGCGGCGCTATCCAGTTCGTAAATGCTGACGCCTTCGGACAGCGTTAAAAAGTTGGGATTTTCCGCCCAGGTAGAAACAAAACCGTCAGCGCCGACGGCGATAAAACAGTTTTCCCCCTGCCATTCCCTATCGCGGAGTTCGTACCAGTCCGTGCCGTTCTCATCTTCAAAATAGAGCACCGGCAGCGGCAGACCCTCTTCTAAAACCTGTCGGGTCATTTTGATATTTTTAAATGTAATCATGTCAGTTACCCACCTGTCGCCAGCTTCCGCTGGCCGTTCGCACCATTAACGCGCGGTAATATTTCCCCAGCGTGCGGGCGTCCCCCAAATCCGGCCTGACACTTAAGCCCGTCATAAAGCAACCGGTCGGGGCTTCCCAGCCTGTTTGTGTTGTCCAGCCCGCATTCTCCAGCGCCTGGCTGCCACGCTGGACGTCATAAATAAAACGTGAGTCCGACCAGTCGCGGGTCGCCAAAGAAACGACCGCATTGCTGCTGAGATGACGCATATAGGGATTTGTCACATCGCCAGCCGCGAATCCCGCATACGTTGCGCCATCACGCATCAAAAACCTGTCATTGGTCTCCGCTTTCGTATAGGAATCGCGCTGAGGCGGCGGGAAGTTGGTGGTGTAAACCTCCCCCATATCCGACGCATCTACCTGAATTTTGACCCTTGACCCCGTCCAGCCGATATAGACTTTATTGGACTGCATACCGGCACCGCCGCCTTGCTGCACGGCGGCAAAGTTCCCGACATTCCCCAGCCCGACATTCGCGTTACTGAGATTGATATCCGCAGTGCCATCAAACGCCACACCGGCAATCTTGCGGGCAGTGGCGAGTTTGGTCGCGGCGACTGCCGTCCCGCCTGCGGGTAACGCACCGACGTCTGCCGGTGTCGGTTTGTTCGCCTGGCAGTAAATTTCATTCCAGTTAGTCCACGGACCATCGGCACCGTTCCACGCCCCCGACGCGCCACGGGTAAACTGTCGTCCGTTGTTGTTAAAGGCAATCTGCTGCGTCGCATTCGGTCCCCAGGTCACGAAAATCACGCCGACAAAACCGTTCATCGGGTAGCCTTTGTCCGTGGTCGCGGCGGCGGCACCGGGCACGCCGTAATGCCCAAGCATGGCCGTGCCATGCAGCGCGTTTGGCGAGTCTGTCGCGGTTAAATTGGCGCGAATTTTAAAGGCCGTCGCAATTTCATCAGACAGCGCCTTTTCACTGGCGGCGCTTTGCGCAGCCGTCCATGCCCCCACGTCGGCGGCGGTGGGTTTGTTATTCGCGCTGTACGTTGGCACCCACTCTTTCCAGGGACCATCCACGCCGTTCCAGTCAGCGGACAACCCGCGATTCCAGATATTGCCCGTGAACGTGACGTACATCTGCTGACAGCCGTAGGCGCTCGGCGTGACGTACAGCGTGCCTGCGATGCCTTGCGGATAGTGCAACGCCGCCGTGGCGTTGGCATTTTTAGGCTGTGCGTACAGGGCGGCACTTCCGGCTCCGCTGGCAAAGCCCAGGGTATTGATATCCGTGGTTGTCAGGATGGCCGACGGCACCGTGACGGAGTTCACCGCGCTGGCCTGCACCCAGTCACGCCAGGGGCCGTCTGTGCCATTCCAGGACGCATTCAGCGCACGCGTCCACACCATGCCGGTGTTTTGCACGGTGTAACGCTGCAGCACGCCGCCCGTCCAGGACGCGGGGATAACCTCCAGCACGCCCGCCGCCTGTGAACCGGCCGGATAGCCATTGGCGACGGTGGCATTCGCGCCGGTGCTCTGCACGTAAACCCCGATTTTTGCCAGATTAAACGTATTGATATTCGCGGTGCCGAGAACGGCGGACGCGACAGGCAGCGCCCCCACGTCCGCCGCCTCCAGCGTAATGTCAGCGCTCAGCGCTTTATTGTTCACCTTGCGGGTGGACGGTACGCGGGTGTTGGCATTGTCGTTGGCGGCCTTGACCGCTTTGGGCGTGGCGGCCAGCACCTCACTGGTACTGCTGACCGAGCTGTTAAGCTGGACAAAACCCTTTGCCGTCAGCGTGCCGTCGGGGTGGTTGCGGGATTTTTCATGTGCGGCCAGCAGGTCATTCACATACTGCTCGGTGGCCATAATCACCGAGTCGTCGATCAGCAGGCTGATGGCTTCGGTATTGCTGACGGCAATTACCATCCGCAAAGTTTGCGTGCGGCCGGAACCTTCCGCCAAAGTGGGCTTGTAGGTGTCCGCCATATTACAGACGGCAATCAGCGTGCCGTCGTCAGCAAACAGCCCCATTTCACGCATCCAGAAACCGCCGACGCTCGCAGAAATCACCGCCTCAGCAATGACCCAGTTGCCGTGCGACGGGTCAAGCTTTAAGGAATTGAGCGGCGTGCGGTATACCTCTTTCACCAGTTTGGTCTGCGTGGCAACCGGCGTGGTCGCTTTGCCATTGCCGTCACCGACGGCCAACTGCGTGATGTTGATGTCAGTCCCCGCCGCAATGGCCGCCGCAATACGCGACTGGCCGAGCGTGGTGACAACGGATTTAAATGTGCTCATATCGTCCTCTTATGCGGGGTAAACGGTCAGCAGTTCGCCGACGTACTGCGCCGCGCCGGTGTAAACATCGCCTTTGATATCCTGGGTGATGGTCAGGCCAATCAGATGGCGGCTGGCCGGTTTGGCGTCGGCAATCAGCCGCTCCATCTCCAAATACATGTCTTCGGTGATGCCGGTTTCCAGCACGCCGATATCCAGGCGAAACGTGCCGGGTTCGTCATTCGTTTCCCACCACTCGGTCACGTTAATCAGGTAGCCGAGCGGCTCCACCACGCGCCGGATGGCGCCGATGGTTCCCTTATGGCAGTGAATGAACCAGGCCGACTGAATCACGCGGCGCTTAGTGGCGACAGGCCAGTTTTCATCCCAGCGGTCAACCGACAGCGCCCACGCCAGGTAAGGCAAAAACCTGGCCGGACAGGTCAGCGGATCCCAAAGCTGTCGCAGCGGCACCGGCACGTTTTCCAGCGCCGCGCAGGCCTCGGCGGCGGCAACCTCAAGAGCCGAGGAACCGACAGGCAGCAGGCGATCACTCATCGTAACCGCCCACTTTCAGGGTGTACGCGGTGCAGAATGACGCCTGCGTTTTATCCAGCTCGATGTCAGCGGCGGGGCTTTTCAGCTCCACCCGTTGCACGCCTTCAACGTGCAGCGCGGCATAAATGGCGGACAGCCGGATGTCGCGGCCTAACCGGTGCTGCGCGGTGGTGTAGGCGATAAGCCTGGCTTCGGCGGCTTCGCGAATGGGTTCGGCTTCCGGACCCGGGAACAGATACAGCACGGCATCGATGGTGTAACTGACCACGGTGGCAGACTGGACGGTCACGCGGTCAGCCACGGGGCGCACGTTCTCGTCATTGAGCGCGGCCTGTACTTTCGCCAGCAGGTCGGCGGGCGCGGTGCCGTTGCCGGTCTGTGCCAGCACAGAAATCGTCACGCAGGCGGGCGACGGACTGATGACCGAAATATCCGCCACCCGCCCGTCAGCCGAGCGCCCGTGATACTCATAGGAACCCACCGGACCGGCGACGCTCAGCCCTTCAAACGCCTGCTGCGCCCGGATACGCAAATCCGCATCGCTTTCCATCACTGCTGCGACAGCAGGCACGCTGACCGTATCCGCAGGCGTGATGGTCAGGCGCGCCACGCTGAACGTGGCGGCGATATTGTCGAGGTCTGTGCCGCTGGCATAGGCCAGCATCACCGCCTGCGCCGCCTCGTTAACCCGCTGACGCAGGATCACTTCGCGGTAAGCGTTCTCCTCCAGCAGTTTGACAATCGGCTCAGACTCCAGGGTCAGCGTGCGGGCGATGGCGGCCTGCTGGTCTTCGGGGTACAAGGAGACCAGCGTGGCTTTGCGCTCCGCCAGGAGGATTTCGTAATCCAGCACTTCCACCACGTCGGGGGCGGGTAACTGGCTCAGGTCGATAGTTGCCATGGTTAGCTCACTGGAAGGGTTAAGGAAATGGCGGCGGACGTGTCTTTGCGGGTGCCGGTGAGTTCAACCACCGCTTTCCCATCGAACGTCGTTTCAAAGGTGATGCCGGTCAGGCTGACGCGCGGTTCCCATTTCAGGATCGCGCTGTAGCAGGCCGCCATGATTTGCAGCCGCAGCGCCGCGTTCTGCGGGCGGTCATTCAGCATCGATAGCAGTGAACCATAGTCACGGCGCATGACGCGGGAACCGATGGGCGTGCGCAAAATGTCGCTGACCGACTGCTGAATATGTGCCAGGTCTTCGACGCTGCGCCCCGTGTCGCGCGCCAGGCCGGTGTATTTCGCGTTAGTCATGAAGGCACCTGCGTCTGACCGCCGCCCGTCTGGACGCCGCCGTGTTTATGGGTATGAACAACCACGCCGTTTGACGTGATGCTCCCGCCTGAATGGGTGAGGTTGCCGGTCATGGTTCCGCCCTTTTTAATCTCGATGGTGGCGGTGGTCAGTTTGTTAGTGCAGACCACTTCCGGCGTGTCGAGGGTGATGCGCGTTTTCGCCGTGCAGGTAATCAGCGGAGCAGTCGCAACCACCTTATCCGAGGCGTTCACCGTGGCGGACTTTATGCCGGTTGTCAGCAGCGCGCCGGTTTTTGGTTCGTACTCGATCACCGCACCGTCAGGGAAAGTGACGTGCATGGCATCGGCTGACGCCGACGGCGCAGGAAATTCATCAGAGAAAACGCCGGGCATCACAAAGGCGGTATCCAGCTCACCGCCCAGGCAGAACAGCAGAACCTGCTCACCGGTAGACGGTGCCCACCAGGAACGGGAGCGCCCTGCGCGGGATGTCAGCCAGTGCAGCCAGTCGGTGACGTTGCCGCCGGTGTTCACGCGACAGGTGCCCGCAACCAAATCCACCTCGGCAACGGTGCCAATGCGGATCAGATTGCGCAGCAGACGCGGAATGTCGTTGTTTGGTGTTTGCATATTCATGATGTTTATTTTCATCATTCGAAAAAAATGTTAAAACAAACATTCATGTCTCGTTGTTGGCACAACACCCCTCTTGTGTGGTGACTTAATTCTTTGAGCCCAAATAACGATCTTTATGACAAACTGAGGGAAATCATTTAATGTCACACACACACCTCGTTGAGGATAATTCGCCTAATAACACTAAGATTTGTTATCACAGCACCTGGATAACATGTCTCTCAATTGCCTTTTCATCTATAGCGACAATTGTAGTTTGGGTATTAGTTTTTCAAATATCCTTAAGCGCTGGGTTTTCTTCTTACTTCGGGATCAAAACGGAATACTTTTTACAACATCCCCATGCACAAATGGATGCACTTACCCTGCACAATATTGGAGAGTTAGTTTCCAATGGCACGTTGCTAAGCTTGGATGACTTATGGTCATTTCAAGGGACTTTTTATCAGACAATTATCACTGTTTTGATTGCTTTAAATGCTATTTTAGGTGGGTTTGCATTTTTCATGGTTAAACAATCTTCTAATGCTAAGGCAAGAGAGGAAGCGATATTAGAAGTACAAAACTATATTGAAAGTAAATCGTTTGATCGTGAAGTCAAGGAAATAACCAACGCTAAAGTAGAATCAACTGTTAATCAAAAAATTGGTGCCTTGCAACTTGATTTAACTTCACAGATAGACACCATAGGTAGCTTGATTTCAGAAGTCGAAGAACTAAGAAAAAGAGACGAAAGAGTCAAACAACTTGAGTTAGAATGTGCGGAAATGAAAAGACACATTTCTATTTTATCACATGAAATCTCTCTAAGAGATAACTCTGAAAATGATGGTTCATCATTAACGTTAGGGTAAGGATATTAAAATGGCTTTTATGAAAAGGAAAGGTGTTGAGAATAAAAGTACTAATGGTGAAGCGATCATAGCAAATACTCCTGAAGAACTTTTATCCTTTGCTAGTAATAATGGGATCTCAATTGAACCTCTGGATGTAACCAGTTTGACTCAAAAACTTGGTATTTCAATGAGAATGGAACCTATGATTGGCGAGGAGTCTGGTAGCCTTAAAAAAGATAAATTTGGAAAGTGGATAATGACGATTAATTCATTGCACCACCCACATCGCCAACGCTTTACAATTGCTCATGAATTGGGTCATTACATTAAGCACACAATTTTAACAGAAAACTTTATCGACACGACTTTTTTTAGAAATGAAGAAAGCAATCAAATGGAACATGAAGCTAATAAATTCGCAGCAGAATTGCTTATGCCTCAAGTACTTTTTGAAAAGTATATTACAGAGGTTTCTAAACAAGTAGAAGATGTAGCTAAATACTTTCAAGTTTCATCAATGGCTGTTCGTATCAGAGCTAAACAACTTGGATATGAAGGGCATAATTTATGAGTGAATATTGTTATTTCCCTTTACTTAAGACTCGTGATGCTGAGCTAAAAGCAGTGTCTAAGTTTAATCCGGAAGATTTTGATAGTGTTTTACCTATATATGAATTAACCAAGTCACGGAAAACTAAAATAGCTCCTGATGGTGATATCCATAGAAAAATGTCGGCCATTAAGGAGATACAAGGAGGCAGACCATTTATTTTGGATGTTACATCTAATGAAAAATATATAAACTATCAACTAGAACAACTTTTAGATGAAAACAATTCATTTTATGAATGGCAATATTTCATAAATTTATACAGTGATATGAATATCATACCCATGATTCACTTGTATGATGAGGATGACTTTACTGAGGTGTCAGGTTTTGTTAGAACCATGTCCGAAACTAAAGAACACCTTGCCGTTAGATTGCCCTATAACCTTGATAACTATAAAAAATTCATAAAACCTATATATGACAACCTCTCTGATGACTGCAAACTGTATGTGATTTTGGATGGTGAGCAAGTTATGAAAGGAAAATCAGAAACTATCACTGATGATTTTATCTTCGCGTGCTCAGAACTTGAAGAGTTCGAGCAAAAAATTGAAGATATCATAACCGTATGTACATCCTTCCCATTGAGTCCTGCTGCAGAAGGGAACGATGATCACGGAGAGTTTTCCATTCTTGAGGAAGAAATATTCAAGAATGTTTCTTCCGAGTGGCCCATTAAATATGGTGATTATGCTTCTATAAATATTCAACAGGTTGAGATTAAAGGAGGGACTTTTGTTCCTCGAATAGACATTTGCCTGGAAAAAGAGTTCATATATAAAAGATATCGCAGGAATGCGGGAAGCTATATTCTCTGTGCTAAAAAAATGGTTGCAGATGAAAGATATAAGTCATTAGGAGTATGGGCTGATGAAGAAATAGTCAGCGCCGCTAATGGTGAGCCATCTGGCATCAGTCCTTCATTTTGGATAGCGGTAAGAATGAACTATTATATGACGTCTCGAACAAGACTGAGATTAAAGGACTAATTCTAAAGATGACATTCTTGTGAGAGTGAGAATGTCATCTGAATGAATTTTTTCTCCGACTTCTTTCAAAAACATTCCAAAAGGGATAGCAATTTTCTTATACACATCTTTTCTAGAAATGACTCTTATTTCATCGAGACTTTTTTGCTTAGAAAGCATTTCGCAAAGTTCATGTTTTGACTTGATTTTTTTATCCGCTACAATTTTACGGAGATGACGAATATCGATAGTACTCGCCAAAGAAATTTTATCATGATTTCTAATGTGGTAGGACTTTCTTACTTGAGTAACAACTTCATCTTCGACAAGCAAAACACCTACGCTACGTGGTATTTTTTTTCTAATGCTATCTAGATTTGATTTCTCACAAACAACAAAACATAAGTCGAAGTATTTTTTATAACTTTCAATTTGACTTTCTAAACGATCGGTATTATCTCCTGCTCCTTTGATTTCATAAGCCGTAAGTTTTCCTTCAGACATGCTAATTATATCAGCCCTACGAGTCCCGAAATCAAAACGAAACTCAGAGCTTATGACGTTAGTTTTACATTTAATTAAAGACTCTATCAGAATCTTCTTTATTTCAATTTCTTTCATTACTTTTCACCATCTACACATTAGACATATTATTTAGTTTTTATGGTTATTTGTACAGTGCTTTTTATCTCTATGGGTAATCTTAATTTGTGAAGAAACTCAGAACTTGTACAAGTTCATCTTCAACAATCTTCATATCCTCCGCATCCAACCCTAGTAGCGGGCGCGCCGGATACTGCATTTCTTTTGCCCGGACAGACGGACGATCCCGCAGCCCGTACTGATGCACCTTCGCCATGCGCTGAACTTGGCCGGTGAATTCCACCACCGCGTCGTCAGCGGTGCCTTTGGCCTTCATATATTTGGCCGTGCGCAGTTTGGCGAACATTTCCTGCTTAATGCGGCCTTTCTTTGCCCGCAAAGGCTGCGGACGGCGTGGCGTGAACGGCTGACCGTCAGGTGTAACCTGCTGCTTGATACGCTGCTGCTGATGTTTGCGCAGACGCTTCGCAATAGTTGCCGCCATCGCCTTCCGACTTTGCGGTGACAGCGCCGCAATCAATCCCGCCAGGCGGGTATCAAACACTGACAGCTCACTCATGCCACTGACTCACTAACTCGCCGTGCAGGTACAGTTCACGCGGCCTTTCCACCGGCTCCGGCAGAGGCGGTTCCGGAAAATGCTCCACGTACAGACCGGCATCAATCTGTTTGACGATCACGCGCTCGGTGAGCTGCACATCAATAGCGATATCGTAGGCACCATCATCCAGCATATCGGCCTTGAATTTAAAGCCGGTCTGCTGCTTCTCCGGTGTCGCCATGATGTCCGGCTGATTCTCACGCAGCCAGGCCAGAATGGGCACCACGATCAGATCGCAGTCCTGGGCAAAGTTGGTGATCAGCAGCTCGGTCTGATACTGGTATTCAAACGACAGCGAGCTGGCTAACGTGGAAACGATGCGCCCGTTATCCACAAACATTCGCAACTGGTCGGGGCTGGTTTGCAGCACGGGCACGGCGTCAGTTAAGGCTTTTCGCAGCTGTGCGGGTTTTAACACGGTGTTCCTCCTGGCATTGTTTGACCGCTTCCACCTGGAGGCCGCAGGCGGTCAGCGCGGCCTCCAGGTTTCTGACATCACTGCTTAAATCGCCGTTAGTGGCCGGTAAGCTTGCCGGTATCGGGCAGCTCGTTACCGCCGGACAGCCAACGTAAATAATCTGCGGCGTTGGCAAAGGCGGGACGTTGGTGCATCCGGCCAATACCGTCAGGCAGACGAGCGCTGTACCAGTCGCGCATTTCCTGATTTTCATTGAGTAACCTTTGAATGTCATATTCACGATCCCTCGCCTGCTGACTTGCCCGTGAGAGCTGCGCGCGCAGGCTTTGTTCCTGGCGTTCACGCGTTACAGCCTCATCGCTCAGGCGGCTAATGGCGTTGTCTCGGCTTTCAATACCGGCGGACAGCGTGCCGATTATGCGTTGCGCCTGGTCTGCTTCGTCATGCAGGCCGCCGATACGCCAGGTTTGCAGCCCCGCCAGCGCGCAGGCTGCCAGCAGTAGCAAAATTAAAATGCGCATCAGACACCCCGCAGGCAGTAGGCCAGCTCATTCGTGCGGCGGCGCTCCAGGCCGGTGACGCGCTCGCCCTTCACAAACACCCAGCGCGGCAACTGCTCGCAGGCGTCACGCCATCGACCTTTATTGATGAAAAACCCTAACGTTGATTTGCACGCCGCCGTCACGCCGACGTTAAACGCAAAGGAAACCACGGCGTCGTACACCGGCTGCGGCATGGCAACAGGCATACAGCGCGCAATCCCTTTCTCCACCCGCATCACGTCTTCCACCAGGTTAATGGCGGCCTGCCGTTCGCTGATTTGCGTTTGCGGCTTCACGCCTGCGGTGTGCCCGATGCCGTTTGTCCAGACGCCCGCGCTGCACTGATAGGCGGACAGGCGGCAGCCTTCGGCATCGGCAATCAGTGCCAGACCGGCGGCAGACGTTTTCAACGTGGGCGTTTGCGGCAGCAGCGCGGCAATCGCCAGAACAGCGGCGACGGCGCAGCGCCTAACGATTGATGGCTGCATTGATTTCTCCCCTGACGCCCATGGCTTTCAGTAGGCGGTACGTTTTGCGCCGGTAGTACCAGTTCACCAGGAAGGTCGCGACGCCGACGCCCGCCCCCACCAGAAAGGCGATATCTTGCGGTGACATTGCGCCGAGCCAGGCAAGAAAGGCCGCGACGCAGTAACAGATAAACGAGGTGATGCGCTCCATGGTCATCAGTCCCAAAGTGAGACGGTTTCACTGACTGCGGCCTGGGTAATATCCGGCAGTTCCACCGCGTAGCCATGGGGCAAAATCGCCCCCTGTTCGGCTAACCCCACGTTAGCCGCGTAAACCTGTTCAACCACCGACTCGGTGCGCCCGTAATACCGCCAGCACAGCAGATCCACGGTGTCGCCCTGTTCGGCAGTGACTTTCATCAGAGCAGCCCGATGATGCAGTGCGATACACCAGCGACGTCGCTGATCGCGTTGCGCCCGTCACGCCATAAATCATCCACCGTGCTTTCCACGATCGCGGCCTTTTGGCTGCCCTTGTCGGTGGTGTCGTTATTCGGGTAACGCTCCGCCAGGAAGGCCGCCGCGATAGACGCCACGGCGCGCTGATAGGCGCAGACCTTCACGCTTTCGTCATCAATCTGATCGGCGGGAACATCCGCCAGGCGTTTAAAGCCCTGGGCAATCTGCGCATCGCGAAAGCTGAACAGCTCGGCGTTCACTTCGGTCATGGCAAACTTTGCGGCTGTGCGCAGCCTTTTCGCCGTGACGGTGCCCTCGAGGCGCAGCGTGTCGCGCAGCTCAACCGGATCCACATCAGGCCAAAAGTGGGTATTTTTAATCGCGGGTTCCGTCGCGGCGTCCGGTTTCGGTGCAGGTACAACAAGGGACATAATGACCTCTGAATGGGGGGCGGTGGACGCCAGCGTCGAACAAGGTCAAAGACCGGTCTCGGCTGGCGTGCCGCCCTGCGCGGGGCGCATTCTTTTTAGCTGCCGGATGCCTTTTTAATGGCAGACTCCAGGCGCTCAATGTCTTTTTTTACGCCTGATTTGCCGTCGAGAATGAGGGCACTTTTCAGACGCTCCAGGGCTAACGTGTCCTTGCCGCCGTCGCGGTAGAGATAGCCGATAATTTTGTGCAACTGGGCACGGACTTTATCGGGCATATCCTCACTGTCAGTCAGTTCAAGCACTTCCAGCATCAGCTCAACGCTGACCGGTTCACCGGCGGTGCGGGCACGTACAGCCTGGTCGATCACTTCCTCAGTGAAAGCGCATCCTGCCGTGCGGGTGCCGAACGGCATCGCGAGCCGGTGTTTAAAGGCATAGCGGGCAATGTTCAGCGCACCGGCAATATCACCGGCGTCAATACGCCAGACCATGACGGTCATCAGGATGGCATCCTGTGCGCCGTTCCCTTCGGCCAGCACGCCCGACACCCACGGGGCGTATTCAGGGAGCAGCTTGCGTTTCAATTCCGCTTTCGCCTGGAAGGACTGGAGCTTGTGCAGTGCCTGTTTATCCGCATTGAGCTTTTGCATCTGCAGTTCGTAGCCGGTGGCGTGGGTCAGCTGACCGGCGGCCTGCTGTGCGGCGATGATGGCTGACTGTCGCAACATGTGACGACGGCAAGGGCTAATCATGACGTCCCCCTTTATTCCGCTGATTCAGGCGCGGTGGTTTTGAAGGTGCCGAGCTGGATGTTTTCGACCAGGCAGCCGCCGCGATAGTCTTCCACCACGAAATCCTCATTAATGGATTCGTAGTTTTCGATGCGGTCACGCTTTGGCACTTCTTCGATGTGGCGGCGGTGTGAACCGTCCATCCAGTAAATGGACAGGTTATCCAGGCGGGTGATAAAGAAAGCATTGGCAGGGAATCCGGGCACGCGCACCGCCGGTAAGTTACCGATGCGCTTCTGGCTGATAATCATATCCGCCGCCAGGCTTTCGGTATTTTCCTGCGCCTTGTTCACCAGCGGGAAATACTTGTCTGCCAGCAACTGACGGCCGCAGATCACCACCAGGCCGGTATCGTCCTGATAAATCGGGTCAACCATGTTGTTGGTGGCATCCATCACCAGCGCGTCCAGGTTCTCAAAGTCACCCCCGGCACCGACGCGAACGGTCGCAGAAATCACGGCGTCATCCTCGCCGAGAATTTTGCTCATCACGCGCTCCGGCGCATTGTTGCGGTACTTTTGCAGCCAGCCCACGTTCACGTCCTGCAACAGCGGGTTTTTGGTGCGGTTTGATGTCGCCGCACGCTCAACGCCGTTAAAGCCGATGGTGATGCGATCCAGCGCCTGGCGTTTCACAATGGCGTCACGTAAACGCGCCTGGAAATCCTGATAGCGCGCCCAGAGATCGAGCGTGGCGTAGCGGAAATGGAAATCGTAGTTCGTCTGGCGGCACTCATAGCCCTCAGCGGTCAGGGTATTGAAGTCAGCCGTCTGGCGTTCACCGTTGCCGCTGGTGTCTGCGGTGCTGGCAATCGAACCAGACACGCCCACGCCAACCTTTTCCCCCTTCATTTCATCCACGGGCACGATGTTAATCATCTGCAGGAACGCGGAGGATTCCTGCACGCGGGTCATCAGCGTCTGCGTCACCGACGGCTCCACGCTGAATTTTTTATTCAGGTCGCCGGTGTCCACCGAGTTAAGTTCAGCAATGCGGGACAGGAAGGCGTTAAATTGAAAACGGGTAGTTTGTTTCATGCGTTTTTTCCAAATTTGTTAACGGATTAATAGCGAGTGTTGTACTCAGCAGTCGGTGAAATGGGCTGCATCACCCTTGCCGCCGCCGCTTGAAACGGGACGCTGCGTGTAGTTCTGCGGCGCGGATTTCTCCAGCTTGCCTTTCAGCGTGCTGAACTGGTCGCGATCGTCTTTCGCCGATTTCTCCAGCGCGTTCAGACGTTCTGTCACGGTGCCCTCCAGCGCGGACAGCTTTTCATCAGTGGCTTTCAGGCCGGTTTCGACGTGTTCCACCACCACTTCCACCGCGTCATGCACGTCTTTAAAACGGGCATCGTCTGAGGCGGATTTGCTGGAAAGCAGCTGTTTCACGCGGGAGAACAGCGACGGGGCGGCCGGTGCTTCTTCCACAAACTCGAACGCCGTTTCTTCGGCGGCGGTAAAGAGGTTTCCGGCATCCTGTTTACGGCTCGCCAATGGGTTCAGCTGTGCCTTCGCGCTGAATTGCAGGTACTCGGTGCCGAGGCTGGCGGGGCTGTCGGTCACGGCCAGGCCGATCAGGTAGGCTTTGCCGGTATCGGAAAACGAGGGGTTCACTTCAATGGAGGTGTAAACCTTCTGGCGGGCTTTCACCATTGAGACTAAATCCGGCGTCGGGTCGATATCGGCATACAGTGCGAGCTTGCCTTTCAGCGCGCCGTCTGCCACTTCTTCGGCGTAAACGCCGGTGACATCTCCGTACATACGAAACGCACTGTCAGGAAAATATCCCTTGATGTGCTCCATGTTGATGCGTGCGCCGTAGACCTTCGGGTCATAGGTCGCCGCCATCTGTTCAATCCACTCGCGGGTGATTTCGCGTCCGTCGGTGGTTGCCCCTTCGGTACAGATGCGAAAACGCTTTGCTTTTGTTGCCATGTGTCGGACTCCGGTCGGTGTGTGCTTCTGAGGGGTTCAAGTTTCCAGACACACGCCTGACATCGCCAGCCGAGGCGGGTTGATGCTTGATGGCACAACGTGGGCAGCAGGAAAATCAGCGTGCCGCCCGTTAACGTGGCAGTCATGAAAACGACTCACTCAACCATCATCAGCGACCCACGGCGACAGGCGGCACTGCTTTACTGGCAGGGTTTTTCCGTCCGTCAGATCGCGGAGATGCTGAACCAAAAGTTACCGACGGTGCAGAGCTGGAAAACACGCAACGCCTGGGACAACGTCGCGCCCATTTCCCGCGTGGAGTCCAGCCTGGAAGCGCGCCTGATTCAGCTCACCACCAAAGACGTCAAAGGGAATGCGGACTACAAAGAGATGGAGGCGTTAGGCCGGTTAATGGAACGTCTGGCAAGGGTGAACCGCTACAGCCAGAGCGGAAATGAGGTGGATTTAAACCCGAAGATTGCTAACCGGAATAAAGGCGACCGCAAGAAACCGACTAAGAACTTTTTCAGCGAGGAGTCGCTGGCGGAGCTGGAGCAAATTTTCTTTAAGAAGTGTTTCCCTTATCAGCGCATCTGGTATGACGCGGGGCTTAAGCATCGTATCCGAGACATCCTGAAATCTCGCCAGATTGGCGCAACGTTCTTCTTCGCCCGGGAAGCGCTGCTGCGCGCGCTCTCCACCGGTCATAACCAAATTTTCCTTTCTGCCAGTAAAACCCAGGCTTACGTGTTCCGTGAATACATCATCCAGTTTGCGCGCCTGGTCGATGTCGAACTGACCGGCGACCCGATAGTGCTTGGCAACAACGGCGCGAAGCTGATTTTCTTAGGCACCAACTCCAACACCGCCCAAAGCCATAACGGCGACCTGTACGTGGACGAAATCTTTTGGATCCCCAACTTCCAGAAGCTGCGCAAGGTCGCCAGCGGCATGGCGTCCCAGGAACATCTGCGCACCACCTATTTCTCCACGCCGTCAGCGCTGACGCACGGCGCGTACCCGTTCTGGTCGGGTGAACTGTTTAACAAGGGACGGGAAGATCGCAACGACAGGATTGAGCTGGATATCAGCCACCACGCCCTGGCGAAAGGCCAGCTTTGCGGCGACGGCCAGTGGCGGCAAATCGTCACCATTGAAGATGCGTTAGCCGGTGGCTGCAACCTGTTCAACATCGATACGCTGAAACAAGAGAACAGCGCGGAGGATTTCCGCAACCTGTTCATGTGTGAATTTGTTGACGATCAGGCGTCGGTGTTCCCGTTCGCCGAACTGCAACGGTGCATGGTGGAAAGCGCGGAGGAATGGCAGGACTTCAGCCCGTTTGCGATGCGCCCGTTTGGTTATCGCGCCGTCTGGATTGGTTACGACCCGTCGCACACCGGCGACAGTGCAGGCTGCGCCGTCGTGGCTCCGCCGCTGGTGGATGGGGGCAAGTTCCGCGTACTGGAACGCCATCAATGGAAGGGTATGGATTTTGCCGCCCAGGCGAAAAGCATTGAGGAGTTAACGAAACGCTACTGCGTGGAATACATCGGCGTGGATGCCACCGGCATCGGCCAGGGCGTGTTCCAGCTTGTCCGGCAGTTCTTCCCCGCCGCGATGGAAATCCGCTACAGCCCGGAAACGAAAACGAAAATGGTGCTGAAAGCGAAAGACACCATCACGTCCGGGCGTCTGGAGTACGACACCAACCATAAAGACATCACCTCGTCATTCATGGCAATCCGCAAAACCATGACCGCCAGCGGCAGCCGCTCCACCTATGAGGCCAGCCGCAGCGAGGAAGCCAGTCACGCGGATGTCGCCTGGGCAATCATGCACGCACTGCTTAACGAACCGCTGACCGCCGCGAACGGCGGCCAAAGCCCTAACATCCTGGAGTTTTATTAATATGAGTAAGCGCAAATTCCGCAAACCGGCATCAACTACCGTTACAGCAACGGGGCAGCAGACAAGCGGCGCGGAGGCGTTCAGCTTTGGCGACCCAACGCCGGTATTAGACCGCCGTGAAATCCTGGATTACATCGAATGCACGGGGAACGGCCAGTGGTACGAGCCGCCGGTCAGCTTTGACGGCCTGGCTCGCACGCTGCGGGCAGCGGTTCATCACAGCTCATCACTGTATGTGAAACGGAATATTCTGGCCTCGACCTATGTCCCGCATCCGCTGCTGTCACAGCAGGAGTTCAGCCGCTTTGCCCTGGATTACCTGGTATTCGGGAATGCGTTTTTAGAAGTTATCCGCAACCAGCTCGGCGACGCCGTGGTGATGAAAACGGTGCCCGCCAAATATGCACGCCGGGGGGTTGAGCCAGATACTTACTGGTTTGTGCAGCAGTGGAAGGACGCGCATCAGTTCGAAGCCGGTAGCGTGTTTCATCTGATTGAGCCGGACATTAATCAGGAGCTGTACGGCCTGCCGGAATATCTCAGCGCCCTGAATTCTGCCTGGCTGAATGAGGCAGCGACGCTGTTCCGTCGCAAGTATTACCAGAACGGCGCGCACGCCGGATACATCCTCTACATGACCGACGCGGCACAAAGCAGCTCCGACATCGAGCAGATGCGTAAAGCCATGCGAGACACCAAAGGGCTGGGCAACTTCCGCAACCTGTTCATGTACGCGCCAAACGGCAAGCCAGACGGGATCAAGATTTTGCCGCTGAGTGAAGTCGCGACGAAAGACGACTTCTTTAATATCAAGAAAGCCAGCCAGAACGATTTGCTGTGCGCGCACCGCGTTCCGCCACAGATGATGGGGATTATTCCGGAGAACAGCGGCGGATTTGGTGATTCGGTGAAAGCCTCGCAGGTGTTTGTCCGGAATGAGCTGACACCGTTGCAGGAACGGTTTAAGGAGTTGAATGCGTGGTTTGGGGAGGAGGTGATCAGGTTTACTTCTTACGAACTGTTGTCAGAGTAATATAATAATCCCGTGGAACGCGATTATTATATTATCTCGGGTCATGACTGGTGTTATTTTTTTTATATCGTGCATTTGAATGTGGACATTGGGTAAGTGAGATGAATGCACATTACACGACATGAATAGCTTACAAGTAAAAACGCAGCCACATGCAGGATTAATAGCTTGTGTTGGTGGTTTTGTCCTTTTTTGTGATATTTTATTGGTGTCATTATTTATGCTTTTTTATTCTTCTATTAGAAATCCGATTACATGCTTACTACCTAAGGATGATGCTACTACAGGTTTGTTTTTATCACCGCTAGTGCACCGAAGAACATCACTAAATAGGGCGCTGATGCTTTTCACCTCGGATTTTTCAGATGTTTTATAAGCATTGAAGCCTCTGTCACTATATAAAAAAACATAGCTTTCGGGAGTGATTTTTTGCATCTTTTTTATCTGGCCTTCGAGTCTTGGGTGTTTATTATTTGTTTTTGATAAATTATCAACTTTTTTTGATTGGATCAGTATGGTTTTAACGACTCGTTGGCCAAATTTATCATTTATGTCGAATATAAAACTAAGGTCAGCTCCATTCACTGGTTCTTTTTTGACTGATGAGTAGGACTGGAATGTAATATTTACTTTTACATTATCACTTTCGAATTTTTCAAATAAATCTGCACCAAGAACTGCCGTAATCATATCTTCCGAGGAAAATGAATGGTATTTTTGGGTTATTTTGTTAATAACGTTATCCACGTGATGAGAGATTTTTTTAATGAAATCTTCAGACAAATGAGTTGTTGTGTTTTCACTATAATCCCATATCTGATAAAACATCAATAGAGCTTGAGATTCAAAGTTAGAACCTAATTTATGAAGTTTTTTTAATTCAAAACCATTTTCATTTAAAGTTAATTCGAGTACGGGTAAGGCATTATTAGGGATTTTTATGAATTGTTGATCCGAGGGTGAAGTGATGTTCACTTCGTGAAGGACCATATCCAATAAGTAATACTTACACTTCTTTCTCACTCTTCACCCTCGATGATTAAATTATGCATGACGTTTGAGTTAATTAGAATGCTTTAATATCCGGTTTGAACGAATGCTATTTGCTAATGTTAGTTTTAGGCATCGTACTAACTGTGACGTCTAATTGATCCCAGACCGCAATGGATGCCTGACTAAGTATGAGTTAATGCAGTTTATCGTAAATGCTCTGATTATTGCAGTGGTTTTTTTATCCTGTATGCGCAACACAAGCAGGGTGCCGAACTTTGGCTAAACGCCTTGAGCCATGTTGCACGGATCCACAAGAAATCAAGTTGACTGAGATAGCATGCCCTAATGCGTCATTTTCGGCACGCTTCCACATCGGTGCGCGCAATGTTACCCGCCTGCCCGCTTCTGACTTGGCTCACAGTTTTTAATGCATGACCCAGATCGTCGCAAAGCACGGAGAGAGAGGGGAGCAGGTTTTTTTTGAGTCTTTTGGGACCATGCAGAACCATGCACATGATGCATGCGTGGCTCACCCATATGGCTGTGCTCGATAGATATCATTTGTATAAGCTCAGACTTGAGCTTACATAACTAAAGCACAGAGCCAAACCTAACCTAGCAGGCAGCTAAGTGCCAGTAGTAGGCATTGCTAATTCCTCGCTACATTAATCTTTGGGGGGAGGTCAAGAATGCCAGATTGACGATGCATAAAAATTGATTTTTCATTTATCTCAACCCTTGAATAATCGATTGCATAGTTTTATTTTGAATTTCTTCAAAAACATTTCTTATTTCTATTATAGGGTCTTTAACTGTAGGTACATCCATTTGCTGTTTACGTTTATCAGGGCTATTAATAGACTGGTACACATTGAATGACTTTATAATTATTTCATCAGTTTTATTTATAAAATCTTGGTCTACAATATCCCTTCCCCATAGTAATAGACAAATCTTGGCGCTTTTAAATTCCGTATATGTTTTTATAAGCAGCTGAGGCTTTTCATTCAGGTTTTTTTCATGTTTATTTTCTATGTTTGAATTGATTGCATTTAATATGCTCACAAGAGCATTTCCCGTATAGATTAAGTTTTCAACTTTTTGAGATGTGGTTTCTTTTTTCTTTTGTTCAAACCATTTTCTAGCAGAATAAGCAGCATAAACTGCAACATATGCCATTATTGCATTGGATAGAGCAATCACTGTGTCCATGATTGTACCGAACTGAACGCTGCTACTTGCCACATTGAATACTTTATTACCTATATACCACAATCCTAGAACTACAAGTACTAGCAGTGCTAGAATAACTGTCTTTACGAAGACATTGCAAATCCGACCCTTCATGATCTTATCCCTCAATCTAAAAGATGATGAATACCATAAAAAGTAGGATCAACACTATTCAATTTCATAGTTTTAAAGTAATAATAAGTGTTGAGATCATAAATATAGGTTATATGACATTCGCCTCAGAGATTAACACACATTGATGTTAGTAATTGTAGTATCGTTGGCGCGATGTCTGCTTATAGCTGTGAGTTCAACGGGTCGATGCAACGCTATCCTTAATCAAGGGGGACGTTGCCATTCAAACACTGATCCTTTTATAAGCCATTGCAATAAGAAAGTTGGGGTAATGAAATAAGATAATGTTGAATCTTTCCCACGAGTGTAAATTGTTTTTTGTTTGATAAATTTTACTTCCATATGCATATAAATGTTTATATGCATTGATATAAACATTTATACTTTGGAGGAGATTATCGGTGTAAAAGTGCCTTGACTTTATCAGCGACCACCTCAGGGTTTTCATCATAGACCATGTAGAGTTTATCACGCAATAAAGGCAATGCTGTTTTCACTATTTCCTCGTCATCTTTTTTACTAACGTCAAAAGTTTTACGTCACCATCGGATATTTCACTAGCTAAAACTGCTCTTAATTCTTTCTGAGGCCACTCTTTATTAACTGAGTCAGCTGACAATATGGCAATGACATACTTAGACTTAACTAGTGCTGAATTTATTTTTTCAATTAAAGAGTCTCCCCATTTTATTTCCACATGATCTATGAAAGCGGAGATATTTATTTTAGTCAACTCATCGTATACTGGGGTTGCAATATCTTTCTTATCTTCACTTGCATGACAGATAAATACATCAAAGTTTTCAGTTTCTTTCATGGCTCGCAGCCCTTCTTTTGTTTTTAATGGATCGTTGTGGCTCATATATGACATAAGCTTTAAATATCCAGGATAATTCTCTCCTCTAACCATTTTTATGAAACTAAGCCTTCCATAAATGTGGTTTCGGAAAATTTCAATAGCTTGGTTATTATCTCTAGTCTGATATCCTTTTTCTGTACTAAAAAGAAGTGCATACTTCACCCTATCGTCTTTCCATCTATGAATCATGGAACGTGTTATTCTTATGTATTTTCGGTCAATATTTACTTTCTCATTAACGACTAAACCAGTAACGCTTTGCCTAGTATTTCTTGTTTGAACCCTAAATTTATCATGATTAATTTTAAAACCATTTTTCGATATGATATTCTCAACGGTTTCGCTAATTACATAATTTTCATCATCACTTTTTTCAATTACATCAGTAACTTTTGACTGATTAAATGAAAAGGTGATATCGTCAGCATACCGAGAATAAGATATATTTTTTCTACCTGCCAATTGAGTAAGCTGTTTGTCGAGTGAAGTCGATGCAAGATTTGCTAATATAGGAGATGTACATGCACCTTGAGGCAATTTACCATTATGAGTACAGAGCTGAGCTAAAACAGTGGCCGCTGGATGAGCAAAATTGAAAGGTTTACTTTTGAATATTCCATAAACTCTAGCGAATGTTATTGATTCAAAATAATTTTCCAGATCAATATTTACAACAAATTTTTTTTTAATGTGCATTTCGGCGTTTGTAATAATACTTTTCCCTTTTATAAAGCCGTGAGCAGATTTTTTTGGTCTATAAAAATATTCAACGATAGGCTTTAGCTTTTCCTGGAGTATTGACAAACCTCCTTTGGGAGCATTAATAATTCTTTTTTTTCCATTCTTTTTTTCTATCTCAAAAGTTCGGTAATTATCTTTTTTATGATAGAGAATAAAGAGTAATTGGCCCGCGGGTACCTCAAGTAAATTAGCGACATCACTTACAGATGTAATTGAAACTTCACCAGACTCAATTAGCATGCATATTTTTATTAAATTATCGTGATCTGTAGTCGCTTTATTTTTAAGTTCTTTATTTCTCCATTTAATTTTCTTTCCATCTTTGTATGGTTGTGGTTCAATTTGAGGAAGTTCGGATATGAAGCTAGGATTTTTTTTATTGGCTAATACGAGATTGTGCATTAACAATTTATCATGTAGTGACAAAACCAACTCCTATCATTTTATTAATGTTACGGCTCTGCCCAATCACCTTGCGCAACATTTAGCTGACAAACCGTTACGAGCAGCAACCATCAGCTGAACGGTGGCGTGTGTCCTAACATTAGTTCCTTCGAGGCGAAGCGACCTCACAAATTTAAGGCAGAGCCGTATAATATATCTATCATATAGATAACTAAAAATGAAGTAGAAAATATTTCATTTGAAACTGTTCACACTGTGCACTTTGGTTTTTTATCTTTAGAATTCATTCAGTATGCGCCTTTCAGCTGCCTGTAGGGTAGGGTAGGGTAGGGTGCGGCCTGCTCCTCACTCATTAACGCAGCACGATTTTCGTGAATCCAACACATATGACAAAAGCAATTTTGAACTTTTGATGTTCGCCCAAACCAGACTCTCAGATTTGATAATGTTCTACTTACGAAATCAGTCAAATAATGTCTTATCATACATATCATTCAAATTCAACCCGATCTGGCAGCGGTTAAAAAGTCATCGCCAGATCACCAAAACTAATTTTCGCCCCAAGGCTTAACGCTTCCAGTTTTCACCGTTAAGCCTTGATGTTGTGTTTATTAATTCGCGTTTAATCTCCGGCAAACTCGCCCTTTCTTCTGGAATCAATCTTGCCGACCGGGCAACATCACGGCCTTTCGTCGGGTCGAAACTACGTTGCGCCTTGCTGACTCTCGGTGTTTCATCACTTGTACGCGGCACAATCGCCCTCACGGCGGCTGTGTCTGTCCAGTCTATTGCCGGTTTGTTGGCCGAGATGAACGCTGTAGCGGTGCTCCCTGCCTTGCTATCGTGCCAATTTGAAGCAACTTTATCTCCACTCAACCCACAGTTATTGACAGGACTCCGAGGCGCGCCGGAGGCGCTTTTTACGGTCAAAACCTCAGAGTCAACGGCAGAAGCAACGATCTGCCATTGAGTGGTACGCGTTTCATATACATGAGATTCGCCCAGGTGGGGGGCGAAAATGCCCACAACCTTTTTCACTTCCTCATCGTATGCGTTCAGCTCGTCAGCAACGCGGCGGGCTACACGAACAGTTTGTGCGTCGCGTGGAACATTTGCGCCGCCCTGGGCAGTCATGTACGCCATGAAGTCACCGACATCAGCAGCCGCACGGACAGCTTCCACTTCTTCGTCAAAGGTTTCAGTCAGGCTGATAGAACGGATGCGGCGGCACTCACGGTATGAACCCATGGTAGGCAGGCCGATAGGATGAAACTGAGGAATACGCCAGGTAGCAGCCCAGGCGGTAACAGCGGCAGCGGAATCTGTAAGCAGCTCGCCAGTCTCGTGGTCGCGCTCTCCTTCCAGTGCGTAACCGTCGATGTTTTTTGCAATGTATTTGGCGATATAGCCCGCCGCGCCGCCGCGATTCAGGTGTTTACAGTCAAAGCGGTTTTTAGCCGCGCCACGTTCGTCGCCGTCTTCTTTCATGGCGTATTTGCGCATGATGTCGATCACCGGCTGACGCATGGCGGGTTTAGTGAATAGCATCATGTGCCAGTGTGGGGTTGCGTCGTGGTGAGGCTCAACAACGCGCATCCCGTAAACAGATAGGCCACTGTCTTTGAATGCAGTGCGCATTTTGCTCCAGATTCCACACAGATAGCGCTGAGCATCTTTTGGGGTGAAGGCTTCTTTGTCCCAGGCGTGATTCCGCTGAACGCGCTTTTTATCGCCTTTGCCGACCATGCGCGTCGGGTGAAATTTAGAAGGGGTGGTGATGGTCAGAAACATCCCGACGTCACCATTCGCGGCAGCATATTTTTCGGTGCCGGCGATAGTGCTCATCAGCTCCATGCGGCGGATTTCAGGGTTTGAAATACTCGCCATGACCTTATCGATCAAACTGATACGCTCGCCGGTTTCGACATTCTCCAGGTCACGGCTTTTTAGATAGTCCAGATTCGACAGTCGGCGGGAACGAACTTCACGGATAGCCTGCTTACTGGCATAGGGAGACGCGTCACGGTTAACCTTGCCGATTGCGATCAGCAATGACTCACGCCAGCGGGTACGCTGGCCTTTCAACTGACTTAACCACCAATCGGGATTTACCAGCCGAGACATGCTAGCGATGGCAGACGTCGCATCTAGCTTGCCCTTACTGAATTTTGTCCAATACATCGGGCTGACGTTGAAGGCTCGCGACATTCCTGCAATCTCGCGATACAGAGTGCACTGAGTATCTGACTCAAGAAGCACCCCATAATCACCACCATGTTCAGCCAACAGATGATCGCAACGGTCTTCATAAATGGCCTTCAACTGTCCTGCAATATTCTGTGCGAAACGACGTAGCGGTTTGTCGCTCATGCCTGGTAACTGGTGATAAACATCGGCCTCGGAGATGAATTTCATGGAGGCATTGATATTCATTGCATGAGCTTTATTAACTGCATCCACACGCGGCAGAATGCTGCGCCCAAGGGTATAAACCAGATATTTATTAGCCGCGTGGATGCCCTGAGTTTTGAGCAGGTACTTATGGCGGCCAGTGAAAATTTCTTGCAGGTCTTTGGAGAGGGTTTTTACTTTGATTAAAACAGCTTGCCCCTGATCGTATTCATCACGGGTAAGCGGTCTCGGCCTTTCTTGGGGGACGATTGGGGCTAGAGGTTTATTCCAGGGGAACGCCCAAACATCGGGCGTTTCTGTCTGAGAAGTAAAGCGATTGTTCTGCATTACAAACCGTCTTTGATATCAATGAGCAGATAGCCAGCATTGATGCCAGCCAGAATGAGCAATGCCATCGAGAACAAAATCATTTACTGTCTCGGTAATGCTTAGCGTTTAGCTCACTGATTTCCTTGCAATAGACACACAGCTCAACGCCAGGCAGAGCTGCGCGGCGTTCTTCAGGAATAGGGCGGTCACAGTCGAGGCAATACATGGAAGAAGCGCCCGTAGTGCTTATGCGGGCAGCTTGAATTTGTGACTCTAAGATCAGGTCCGCTCGTTCTTGGGCAGCGTCAATAACATCAGCCATTAATGAAATTCTCCCGCTTCGTTTTGGATGCGGGTAGCCTCAACGCGTAAAGCTTCGGCGGCTTCAGTGCCGGTCATTGCCTGCTTGATGATGAAACATGCGATAGCCTCAAGACGTGCAGCGAATACGGCTGCACGATTTAAACGTTCGTCAGAACGAGCTTCATTTATGATTTCTTCCATTATCCAATCCTGTTTTTAGGCAAAAGAATGCCCGGCGGGTTGAACGCCAATTAAATTTCAGATGTATTAATGTTCTATGTTGAGAACTGAGTCGGTTTCACTAATAAAGGCCGGAAGCGCGTTACCAAACTCAATGAGTGAGTTAAGTGCTTCAATGACCTTTATTCTTTCACTGTGCGCCAATTCAAAGAAACGCATATTGATATGACGACTTTTCAATCCAGCATGGAAGCAGATCAATTTGCGCACGGTCGGCGTACTTTCATCAAACGTTTCCTGCGCAATATTTTTCTGGCTGGTCAGCATTTTTCGGATCCCGATAATATGCTGAAAACATGCCTCTCTTTTTTCCTTCGGGATACTTTCCGAATAGCTCAATGTTTGCGATTGCATAGACACCTCAACTAAAGAAGCGTTTGTAGAAGGGCTTCCGGATCGAACCGGTTGAATACATTTGCGGTTTAGCTGGATTCCAGCGTTTGCCACCTGGTAGCTCAATCCAGCCATGTCCAAAACTGCGGGAAGGGTTTTGTCTTTTCAGCAGTGGTGCAACTGAGATAACCATTTCCCCTCCTTAACGTGGCTCGCCCAAGCCCAGCCACATTAGCCAGCCGTCGCGAATCTCTTTTGGACGCTTTTCAAACGCTAACTTCATACCTGCGTTCCAGGCAGGGAGGTAAACCCAGTTTTCCGCGCGTGCTGTAGGATTTTCAGGGTTACGCATTTCGACAATTGGGAGCTTGCCAGCTTCAATCATTCCTTTAACTGCTGCGGGCGTTTTGCCAATTGCCTTAGCAAATTCCGAATACGGCAGGACATCCGACACACTTACGATTTGTTTGCCCATCTGCTAATCTCTCCGATAGTGTAATTAATTGCCTATAACTGCTTTTAATTGCCAATGGTGGCAAATTTCCGCCTTACAATGGTCACATTATTTGACGATGGTATAATTATGTCAATAGAGGTATCGGAGAAAATCAAGCTCATCCGTGAGTCGGAGAGGCTTACTCGTAAGGATTTCAGTGAGTTAACTGGAATTAAATATGCAACACTTTCGAGCTATGAAAATGGAACGAAAGGCATGAGCTTAGAAATGACGATGAAACTTCTGAATCAGCCTAAGTTCACAAAATACACAATGTGGTTTATGACTGATCAAATTTCCCCTGAAGCCGGACAGATCGCGCCGGTTCTCGCACACTTTGGGCAGGACGAAACAATGTCGTCCCACTCCGACAAAAAGACTGGTTAACGCTACATTTCGACTTTTTACGTTT